CTAACACCTCTTGTATCTTTGCTTTCATTTGTTAAAGCATAACCTAAAGGTGGAAGATCAGGGTTAAAAGATAGGTTTGATCCGCCAACATTAACATTAAGATTGTTTAAAGCATCTGTTGCACTGTCTAAAGCATCAAAGATAGGTAAATTGATATTTACTCTATTACTGCCGCTACTTAGTGTATTACTAATTGCTTGACCAAGAGCTGTTGCTCCTCTTGGTGGAAATATTTGCATTACCCATTTACTAGATCTTGCTAAACCTTTATCAGAAAACATTTCTGCTTTTAGTTCTTGTATGTTCATCGTCCTCTCCAGACTGTTCTGTTACTTGCTTTCTTGAAGTTTTCAAATGGTAGAGATATTGCAATTTCGAAATCTGCCTTTGGCACCTTTGCAAGTTTACTTCTAACATTTGATGCTGAATATCTTTTCAAAGCATATTTGCCCATACTTGATCTACCAAATCTTTCAGCAATTTCTTTTCCAGAAGTAGATTTGACACTTGTTTCAGCTAAAATTCGAGCTCTTACAGCTGGTGGCATATAATGAAGATTTAAACCGTACCACCCATCTCTTGTTATTTCTAAAATAAAAACAAGAGGAAATTTATCATAGAAGTCTAAACGATCTTTATTTTTTGGATCATATTGATATATGAAAAGACCACCAGGTGTAGGTCTTGCAGACTTTAAACCTTGCTGAGCTTTATCAATAGATTTAATTGAACTATCTTTTCTCAGATTACGACGAAACCAGTCAATACTTTCTTTAGTATTTCTTGTCACATTGGCTTTTTTAGCCTTCTCGTCGTATCTTCTATAAATATCTTGTACAGCCATAAAGTATTTATACGGAATGGTATAACTTATTTAGGAGATGAATATGTACTCAACAAATGTTTTAGTTGCTTCAAAAAGAGCTTGGGAAAAACTTAGCTTAATTATTGACGGTGAAAACGCAACAAAGTTTGAATCTTTAGATGATTTTGATAAGTTTTATTCAGTCTTAATAGATAAAATACATGTTGATCCGAAAAATAGCGAGAATTCATAATGCCTACATATACAATGACAAATAAAAAAACCGAGAAGACCGAAGATATGATCTTATCTTATGACGATATGAAAGAAATGGTCAGTTCTGGTAAATGGACTCGTGAGATAACGGCTCCAAAAATCATCGGTGGTACATCAACCGATTCTGGTAAACTTCCTGAAGGATTCAAAGATACTTTACGAGAAATGAAAAAAATTCACCCTCATGGCAAAGGCGCAGACCATTTAGTTTAATGACACCACAAGAAATTTTTTATTATAAACTCAACTGGAAATCTAAATCATACAAAACACGCCTTCATAGCGACATTCGTGGAGAAGGTAAAGCCTTTTGTCGTGAAAATTTTTCACAAGAAAATTGGAACTTTGTAGAATACAGTGATGTTTACGAAGATACTTATGAATTTAAAAATGAAGAAGATGCTAAGAAATTTGCGTTGATGCGACCGGAGTTTACTAATTTATGACACATGTACTAAAAAAAGATGATAGAGAATTTTTACGTTCTACTATTGAAGCAATCAGAGATAAAGTTAACCTAGATTCAGCTGATAAATCTATTGAATTTACCTTGCCAACACCTGTAGAAATCTACGATTATTTAAACAAATGGGTTGTTGGTCAAGAAAAAGCAAAAAAGATTTTGTCTGTAGGTGCTCACAATCATTACAAACGTCTATTGATTTATAAAGATGGCGAATTTGGTGAAGATTCACGTTTAGACAAAACCAATTTAATGTTAATCGGACCTACTGGTTCAGGTAAAACATACATGGTAAAGAAGCTAGCTGAATTTTTAAAAGTACCTTACTACATAGCAGATGCTAATGCATTTACTGCAGCAGGTTATGTTGGTAAAGATGTTGATGCAATGGTAGATGGTCTTGTACAAAATGCTGGATCTAATATCGAAGCGTCAGTAACTGGTATTATCTTTATTGATGAATTCGACAAATTGGCTAGAAACGGTGCTGATGCTTCAGGTCGTAAAGATGTAGGTGGTGAATCTGTTCAGCAAGCATTACTTAAACTTCTAGAAGGTACTGAGATTGAAATAGAAAAAACAACTGGACTTTCTAAATATAGATTTACAATAGACACTCAGAACATCTTGTTTATTGTTGGTGGTGCATTCGTTGGCTTAGATCATATCATCAATAAAAGAACTGAAGAAGATCAAACAAGTATCGGATTTGGTAAGAAAATCGATAAGAAAGAAGTTGAAAAGAATATAATTCATAAAATTACAACTGAAGATCTAGAAAGATACGGTTTTATTCCAGAGATTCTAGGTCGTATTCCACTTGTTGCTACAATGAATGAACTTACAGTAGAAGATTTGGTTTTCATTCTTACAAAAGTAGAAAAAAATCTTATGGCACAATATAAAACATTGTTTGATTATTCAGATATCGATTTAAAAATAGATGATGAAGCCATTAGATTCATAGCTGAAGAAGCAATGAAAAGAAAAATTGGAGCAAGAGGTCTGAAGACTTTGCTAGAAACTATATTGTTAGAATATATGTTTGAGTTAGAAAGCGCTGAAATTAATTTAGAAGAAGCCAAAAGAATTTTGGAAAAAGATGTATAATATCTATTATGTTCAAACATATAGAAATGCAAAAACTAACTTTAAATCGAATCGATGCAGAAGATGGTAGAAAATATGAAACGCCTAATGGTCAAAAGTACCCAAGTATTACGACAGTTCTTGGAGATACTGCAGACAAGTCTGCGCTATTTGCTTGGAAAAAGCGTGTTGGTGAAGAAAAAGCTGCAGCCATTTCTCTTGCTGCTACTACGCGTGGCACGGCAATGCATCAATTATGTGAAGACTACTTATCAAACGAACCCTTATCTGATGATCACGTGGCTGGTAACTTTATGTTCCTTGGAATTCGTCCTGCTCTTGATCGTATTAATAATGTAAGAATGCTTGAAGCATCGCTTTACAGTGATGCTTTAAAAGTTGCTGGTACAGTAGACTGTATCGCTGAAATTGATGGAAAACTTTCTGTAATCGATTTCAAAACATCTAAATCACCTAAAAAAGAAGAATGGATTTCTGATTACTTTATGCAGGCAGCATTTTATTGTGTTGCGTATCATGAAATTTATGACGAACTTCCAAAGCAATTAGCAATTTTAATATCTGTACAAAATGGTACATATCAAGAATTTATGGTTGAAGGCAAAGACATGATTTATTGGGTTGAACGTTTAAAAACTCGTATAGAAATGTATTATAATAAAGTAGAGGAAAGTATTAAAGGATGAATGAACTTATTGGACCTGTAGCTATTGAAAAGCTATTACGCGAAATTACTGAATATTGGGGCGAATCAAAAGCTCCACAAAAAGAGAAAGAACGTATTTTAGAATTAGTTCAAGAATACTATGAATCTCGTAACCTTACTGAATTTGATGGAGTAGTCGCCAATCTTACTAGAGGCGTACTATCTCAGAAAAAACAATTGGAGCTTTTTGATGAAGAAGATAAGTGATAGCGACTTTGCAGCTAAAGTAAAAAAATTACCAGCTGAAATCGAAGAACTTGTCATGAAAACTGGTAGTAATTATATTGAAGCAGTTTTACACATCTGCGAAAAATATGATCTTGAAATCGAAGGCATGAAACCTCTTTTACCAAAAGCAATAAAAGAAAAAATCGAAGCGGATGCATTAGACCTTAACCTATTAAACTATAAAATTAACAAGGTAATATGACTAGAGCAGGATACGACGCTTACATCTTATATTTAGCGTTGCAAAAACATTTTTCAAGCGACTATGACTTTTTCAAATATAATGGCAAAGTCAAAGCATCGGTGAAAGCTTATGAAGATAGGAAAGATGTATTTGCATTTGAAAAGCTAGTAAAGATTATAGATGTAAAAGAAGATCTAACAGACTTCTTTGTATCACATTTTCTAGATGACTCTAAAGCATATATTCGGTCTATGCAAAAAGGTACAATGGATAAATGGCGTGCTACTCTTCGTCAAATGCCATCTCAATTTAGAGAAGATATGTATGCCATCAAAAGATCTGGTCCTGGTAAATGCATGGAAGTAAAAAATGATATTCCAATCATTCATAAAAAAGTTATAGATGGCGAAATAAAAATGGAAAGCGTGGTATTACTTAATCAGTTGTGGCCTTTGATGGACAAACACGAAGCTGAAGTAGATGTTCCATTTGTATGGCCTGACTATGTTAAGAAAATAAGGAATTATAGTCCATTTGTATTACAGAAACTTGACTATAAATACTACGAAGAGATCGCTCGCGATGTTCTTCTGTCTTAGGCAGACATTAAACTCAACTGAATCGAAACTATGAAATGGAGAAACAAAATATGTCATTCGATGATTATCTAAAAAACCGAAACTCTCAATTCGAGAAGCTTTCACAATCCCTAAAACAAAATACTGAAACCAAGTCATATGATGATGACCGTATCTGGAAACCTCGTATGGGTAAAGATGGTACTGGTTATGCAGTAGTTCGTTTTCTTCCTGGCAAAGATCCAAACAAAACACCGTTTGTTACAATTTATGACCATGGCTTCCAAGGTCCTAGTGGTAAATGGTATATTGAAAACTCTTTGACTACTCTAAGTCAAAATGATCCAGTATCAGAGTACAACTCTAAGCTTTGGAATTCGGGCATCGAGGCAAATAAAGAACTTGCACGTAAACAAAAACGTCGTACTTCTTATTATGCAAATGCGCTAGTCCTTCAAGATCCTAATAATCCGGAAAATGAAGGCAAAGTTAAAATCTTCAAATTTGGCCAAAAAATTTATGAAAAAGTCATGAATGCTATGCAACCAGAATTTGCAGATGAAGATCCAATTAATCCTTTTGATCTAATTGAAGGTGCTAATTTCCGCATCAAAATTAAAATGGTCGGTGGTTATTGGAACTATGACAGTTCTTCCTTTGAAAAAGCAAGTCCAATGAGTGAAGCAGAAGATAAGCTTCGTGCAGTCTATGAATCTCAGCATGATGTTCATGGTCTTGTTGGAGAAGATAAATTCAAAGGTTATGACGAACTGAAACAAAAACTTATGGATGTTCTTGGTGAAACCTATATGGGTGATACACCAGCTCAGCAAGCAGCCATTCCAGTAAGTAATCCAACACCAACGCCTACTGCTGAAACTTCTTCTAGCAGTGGTGATGATTTTGCTCAAGTGTTTGAAACTAAGGATGATGGTAATACAACATCAGCCTCAAATAACGATGATGAAGATCTAGAAGATTACTTTAAAAGCCTAGCTGCTGACTAAAAGTATTTAGTAAATAATAGAAGGTTGTGAAACCTGCTAGGAAAACCCACCAGTTAATCATTTATTGACTGAGTGGGTTTTTTAGTGCTTCTTCGATTTGTTCTCTAATAGATTTTCTAATATCAAGTAAATCTTTTTGTGTAGCAGTTTCTAGAACGTATAGACGTTTTTGTTCGTCTCTTACATCGAGTTTGACATCTCTTAAATCGCCAGTAATCATATTCAGTTCTTGCATTACAATACCAACTTCATTTTGAATAGAATCCATTTTTTCGTTTTGTACAGCTAGACTTTTTTCTATATGAGAAAGATCAGGTGTTTGGAATGCAGCAATTTTTTCTTCCATTGCTTTATAACGGGAATATGCTTCGAAGCCACCCCACATAGCACCACCTAAAGTTGAAAGTGCTGTTATTACCACCATCATTTTACCACCAGTGAACTTTACTCCACCAAATTCTATTTCAGCCATTAGTATTGACTCCTAATAATTTCTTGCATAAGACCATAGTTTGCACTTTGCATTCTGTACAAAGAGTCGGCCTTATCTCGAAGAGTTACATCTTCGTATATCTTACGGTCATTATAAAAGGAAGTCGCATCCGTCAAAGCTTCTGCATAGTATTTATTTAAATTGTTTCCATTAGCAATGTTTTCTAATTGGGTAATTTGTTTATTGAAAATACCAGATTGATTATCTAAATTCTTTTTTCTTACACTTTCAGCCATTTTTTCGGCTAGTGATTGTTCTTTAATTTCAAATTTAAAGTTATCTACCTGTAACGATCCACTGAGTGAAAATGATTGTAGATCTATATTAACACCACTGCTCTGTGCACCCTGTGTATCGTTAGCAAATCCATTTTTCATTTCAGTGAAAGATACTCCTGTTCCAGCAATTGCAGATATCCCTCCCTGCCCACTTTCAAAGTATCCTCCGCTTCCTGTACCTTGTGCAGCCGCGGATTGTCCCGATTCGATACTATTTGATATGATCCCAGCAACAAGACTACTAGCAGTGCCGAGGCCAACACTAAGGCCGATACGAGATCCTGACCGCCTTGTTGTTTTTCCTGATTCTGTTTCTTCGGTTGGAGTTGTTTCGGTAATAACCACCACATCTTCTTCTATCTCCTTATTAGCTTCTTCAATTTCTTTTCTTTCTTCTTGCTCTTCAGCGAGCACTTCTAAATCTTCAATGGCTTCTTTAATATCTTCAGGTATGAACTCATCGAGTTCTGGTTCAATACTAAAACTTTCTTCAAATATAATTTCGTCTTCAAAGACTCTATCAAATTGTGGTTCAAAGTCATTGTATTCATTAATCATAGAGATGTCATCAATAGGTTCAGAGTACATTTCGTTTTCTTCTGTCTTTACGTTACCAAATGCGTCATACTCTTCACCAGTATCTCCTAAACTAAAGTCTTCAAAGGAAGAACTACTCGATGATTCAAACGAGAATGTTTCAAACTTATAGCCTGGACATGTAGATGACCATTGAGAATCTGTCTTACATTGTTCTTCTTCATATGCCATTTGGTAGCCGGGACATTTAGGTGACCACAATGGATCGGCTGAACATTGCTGGTCTTCATAAGCTTTTTCATAGCCTGAACATGATGGGTCATACAATGGATCATAAGAACATTGTTGATCTGTATAAGCCTGTTCATATCCTGGACATTGCTGATTATAGAGAGGGTCTGAAGAACATTGTTGATTGAAGTACGCTTCTTCGTAACCACTACAGCTTGGATCATTTAAAGGATTAGAGCAGTCAACATAACCAGAATCATTCCACGTGAAATCTAATTCAGAACCACCTGTAAACAAGCCATCTTGCCTATCGTGAAAAAAGTTCTCAACAACTTCGCCTTCTGATATATCACCAGTAAGACCAGACCATATATCGTGATTGCGAATATCTAATTCATCATACCAAAAATCTATCAAAGCACCGCCAGTTGACGCTTTAATATCCAAGCCAAAAGTATTGTTTGTTTGCTGGTTATAATACTCAAACTGATTATCCCAACTGATAGAAAAAGAATCAATATTATCGGATTGATATGTAATAGAACCACCAATTATGTCTGTCCAAAAAGGAAACAGACCATAATCATGCATTTCTTCTGTAGGTGAATATCCATTACAACAATTTTGAGCATATCCATTATTGTTGCCAAATAATGTCATGCCATTTGTGTAGATTGTAATTTTATCGAATGTTTCGCCAAAATAAGTGAGATCAAAACCTAAGTTAACGGATGTATAAGCATCATCACCTAGATTGATTGTTGTCTGTGCGTTTGCTTTAAAGAAGAACGAGCAACAAAAGACCGCCAATAGTGTATAAAACTTTATTGCCACCTTCTAAGTCCTCTTTAATCTTCACTTCATCTAGAGCATTATCAGGAACTAGTTCTGGATATGCCTTCCAAAGTTTAGCGGCTTCTTCGCCAATCTTACCTTCGAAAGGACATGGAGTTCCTGCCATTTTCATGGCTTTCCATACACGTTCATCTTGACACATTGTAGATACTGCAGCAACTTTCATGCCCATATCATACATTGTCTTAGAGAGTTTAATACGTTCACAATTCATATCACGAACTGCTTTACCACCCGAGATACCAAGAATCTGCGTTTGTACCGCAGCAGATATACCAGTTGTACAAAGATCTTGTGAATAAGATGAACCAATATTAGGTGAAATAGCACTAGGTGGTGGAGACTTAACAGTAGTCTCACTTTCATTCTTATTGTTATTGGTGTTATTTGTTGTTACGCCAGATGTGCTTGTCGATGATGAAGTCGATGTATTATTATTTGTATTTGTATTAGTCTGGTTAACTGTTTGGTCAACACTTGATTCTGATGTGCTGTTCACTGTAGAACTTGAAGTGTTTGTATTTGTATTCGAATTCGTGTTAGTTGAAGTCGAAGTGTTATTATTTGTATTAGAGTTCGTGTTAGTATTCGTGTTGGTATTACTATTTGTATTCGAATTTGTTGAATTTACCGTAGAACTCGTGGTGGTATCATTGTCAATAATAGTATACGTACTATTAGTTCCATCTTGATATGTGTAATCAGGTTCTGCTTTTGCTATTGTTGTTAACGCAAACGTACATACTAAAGAAACAACGACAGCATTAATCGACTGTCTCATCTTTGTTTCCTTTTTTATTTACTGGGCACTATTTACTGGGCACCAGTCTTTTTCTTTTTCTTTCGCCAAGTACCGTCAGGTAGCTGTTCCATATCATCAGTCGGTATTTCAATGTTAATACCCTCATGACTAGTGTGTTGAGGTTCTTTTTTTCTTTCGCGATTAACAATATCATTCCATGCAATCAACAATGCGACTGCTAATGGGTCAAATACAATTACCAATAATATAATTACCCATCTTACTGCATCTTCTAATACAGTGCGACTCGTTTCGCCATAAATTAATTCTGCAATGTACTTAATTGGACCAACTTCAGCTTCTATTAGAATTTGATCTTTACTTAGTACTAGTTTTTCTTCTTCAAGTGAATCAATAGCCTTTTCAGCATTTCTAATTACTAAGGCGAGTTGATCCCTCTCAGGCTTTTGATTAGCTCGCGTAGAAATACTCCCCGAACGGCCTCTGATGCGGTCGTTGTCGATGAGGACTTGCACGGCTTGATCAAGCTGTCCGATGACTTGTTCTGCGTCTCTAATTGCTCTTTGTTCTCTTCCGATTCTGGAGTCGAGTCGTGTGATTTGCACGCTGTTGTCTCCACCGGTAATTCCTTGTTCAATATGGGCTTTGGAGAGGAATCCAAAGATTCCCATTGAGGTGATGAACATGAGGAAAGCAACAGCAAAAGTAAGATAAGCCCTAAGCAATTTAGGAGCTTCATGCCAAAACCTGTGTAAATATGTAACTGCAACCAGTTTACCGGTTTCAAGAACGCCTCCCATTATGATTACAGGAATTGCTGCTGCTGCAAATATTGCAGCCAACCCTGCGATTGAATACCATGCTGCAACTGCAGACACTGATAATGCTGTTAATAAAAGTAACCATTTCATACCCTATTTATACGATTGGAGGAGGCGGTGGCAATCCTGAATTCTGTTTCTTAGATTTTGGTGGTGGTGGCGGTGTAAGATTAATTGCAGCTTGAGGTTGTGGTCTTGTTTTTAATTCTTCTGCATAAGCCATCTTCATCATATCTTCTGTTGGCCATTTGACATGTCCATTTTCGATATAATGCATTCCTGGAACTGTTATAACATGATCACCAATCTCGAGATTTAAGGAAACATTTGCACCATCATCTCCATGCTTTTTCTGTTCTCTTAGTGCAGCAATTCTAATTTCTATTACTTGTTTTGGATCTAACAAATCTGGAAAGATGATGTTTTCTTGACCAGAAATTTGACGCTCTAAAGAAGCACGTTCATCATCTGGATTCTTACCATACGCTAATTGTTTATCTTCATCAGTAATTTGTTTAATGTCTTTTAAATCAGCATCGTTTTCTAAGTGATCAATAAGATTATCAAAAGTAATTTGATGCCAATTATCAAAGCCAACAAGACGTGGAGGAGACTTATCTAGAAAAGGATTTACGTGATAAAACTCTGTATCTGGAAATTGTTTAATGATCCATTGAAAACGACGTTGCCAATTCCTAAATGTTGGTGCACCATTCTTAACATCATCATCTTCATGGAGCTTCGCATAATGCTTTTCACCTTCATATAGATTGTTCATAATACCATTGTTATCAGGAACATTTACATCTACAGGAGAATCAAGACCAAAAAAGTCGTTACCAATTAAAAATATCTTTTCACATTTATGAGTATGAGCAGCAATATATGTAGCTGATGGACCAGCTGCAAATTTTTCAGGTGTAGGAATTTTCTTTGCACCTGAACCAGGCTTTGAAAACCATGTATAGAACCAATTAATTCTAGAGTATCTTTCGAACCTTTTAAAAATTGTTTTAGTCATAGGTTCATCAGAAGCTACTAGTACATGTGGTCTAAACTCTTTTTGAAAGAACCAGTTACAGGCATAGATTTTACCCCAATCAGCAAGTTGTTTGATATCAAGTCCTT